CCTTTTTTATTTCGAACGAAGAAGGCAAGTTTTTTTTGGAAGAAAGGCGAAGAAAGACGAAGATGTCAAAAAGAAAAGCAAAGTACTTCGATATAAAGCAAGTAATCCAGATGGCGACCGAATACGGAGTAGACAAAAATCCTTTGTTCGTTCAGACACTCAAAAATTATGAGACCATTCAAAAAGCCATCGAGATGACGAACGAGATCCTGATTTCAGACGACATGACAATCTCAAAAGAGTATGTCAAGGGCAGGGAGAACCTATACATGCATCCGGCAATAAAAGAATTGCCAAAGCAGATAGAGGCGGCAAACAAGACAGTCGACAAGCTCCTGGATATTATCGAGAAGCTTGGAAAGAAGAACACGACCGGAGATGAGCTATTAGATTACATCCGAAAATAGGAATCCTCGGAGGGGATAGTGATTGCAACACGAAAGCGGTAAGCCTTGACCGTTTCCCCTCTGTTCATTCATAAAGGCATATTACGAAAGGCGGTAATAGATGGACAGTGGAGCATATACTGTTTACGTCCATATAAACAAGACTAATGGCAAGCGTTACTATGGACAGACAAAAAGAAAAGCTACCAAGAGATGGGAAGGCGGCAAGGGCTACAAGAAAAATCAGCCGGTATTTTATAACGCAATCCAAAAGTATGGATGGGACGGTTTCGAACATATTATTGTTAAAGAACACCTAACACTGGAAGAAGCGAACCGGCTCGAGTCTGAGCTTATAGCAAAATATAAAACACTGTCTCATGAAAACGGCTATAACATCCTATACGGCGGAGGGAATAAAGCAATTCCTGAAAACGTAAAGGAAAAAATAAGACATGCACACCTTGGCAAGGCTTCCGGTCCCTGCAGTGAGGAAAGAAAGCACAAGATCGGAGCTGCAAACCGAGGACGGACGTTTTCCGAAGAAGCCCGAAAGAGGATGTCGGAAGGGCAAAAAGGAAAGAAATACAGCGAAGAATATAAAAGGCTTAAATCGGAGCAGATGAAGCAACAGTGGGCTCATGGTTATAGAAAACCATCGAATAAGCCATCTCCGCAAAGAAGACCTGTTATAGCTTTTAATATAACCACGGAAAAAGAAGAAAATTTCGAAAGCATCACAAAGGCAGCCGAAGTTTTAAATATACAAAGAACATATATCGAAAGCGTTCTGACAAAAAGACAAAAGACAACAAAAGGGTATCGTTTCCGATATGCCGAGGAGGTGACTTAATGGAAAGTTACCTCGAAATATATTGCGATAAGATCTTAAGTGGCGAAATCATTTCCTGCGACAAGATAAAAACAATCTGCAAGAAGTTAAAGCATGACATCCATCATCCTGGTAAATACCATTTTGATGAGGAGATAGCAAACCATCATCTGGGATTTATTCAAAGGTTTTGCAAGACACCTTCAGGGAAGATCGGGACACCTTTGAAGCTGGCACTTTTTCAGGCGGCATGGCTTCAAGCAATATTTGGATTTGTAGATGATGAAGGTTACCGGCAATATAACGAAGTTATGATCATGTGCGGCCGTAAGAATGGAAAGACCACTCTTTTGTCGGCAGTAATGCTTGACCTTCTTGTAAATGACGGGGAAGGTTCTCCACAGGTCGTGAGCTGCGCCAGCACACAGGACCAGAGCAGATTATCATTCAATGCAGCTCTTAAGATGGTAAAGCAAAGCCCTGATTTGAGCAGGCACATCAAAAAAAGGGTATCGGATTTATATTTTGCTCCGAACTTTGGAACCATCAAGGCTTTATCCGGAAATCACAACGCCCTGGACGGCTTGGACATACATGGTTGCATCTGTGATGAGCTGGCTGCCTGGAAAGAGCGAGACACTTATGATCTCATGAAACAGGCGACTGGTGCCAGACGACAGCCGCTCATCATGACCATAACGACAGCCGGATATATTAGAGAATCAATCGGCGATGCTCAGTATGCTTACTCATGTGCAATCTTGAATGGAACCGCCAAAAATGACAGGTTCCTTCCGCTAATATATGAGCTGGACAATCCGGATGAGTGGTTAGACGAAAAATGTTACATAAAGGCAAACCCCGGACTTGATACCATAAAGAGCATGGAGTATATGAGGGAAGTGGTCCAAAAGGCAAAGGATGATCCTACATTCAAAAATACAGTCCTTTGCAAAGAATTTGACCTGCCCCAGACGGAAGTGGCATCGTGGCTGCCATACGAAGCCATCGTCAATGATACCGTGCACCCGATGGAGTTTTACGAGCATTCTTATTGCATCGGCTCGGTTGACCTGAGCTCTGTCCGAGATTTAACGGCAGCAGTGCTCCTGATCAAGAAGCCGAACGACAGCAATATATATTTGCTTGCACATGGATTTATACCACAAGCCAAGATTGACGACCTGCAGCGCGACAATTCCTATGAGGCACCATATAAATTATGGGCTGACCAAGGCTGGATAACAATCAACGAGGGTGCGCAGGTAGATTATGGCAAAGTCACCGAATGGTTCGTGAACATGGTCGAAAAACATGATATCAGACCTTTATGGGTAGCTTATGACAGGGCCATGGCAAATTATTGGTCACAAGAGATGCAAAGTTATGGATTTGAGATGGTGCCGGTGGCGCAAGGCCCATACACATGGACGTATAGCATGAAATCCATGGGAGCTGCATTCTTTGATCATAAAGTTATATATAACAATAATCCGGTAATGCGATGGTGCCTGAGCAATACTGCTGCCAAGGCACTCAACAAGGATGGCATAGAATCCATCCAGCCGGTAAAGATACAACAAAACAGGCGTATTGACCTTATGGTGGCAGCACTCAACGCATGGGTGGTTTATGACAAAAAATTTGAGGAATACATAAATTACCTGAGATGAAGAAGGAGCAGAACATGGGCTTTTTAAGTTTTTTCAGACCACTAAAATCATTAAAACAGGCACGATGGAGAGAGCTGGGAGCTTATACCGCGGTGTTTTCGCCTTTTGGCAGGGACATCTGGAAGAGCGACCTGGTGCGTTCTTGTATTCGCGCGATCAGCGAACACACATCGAAGGCGAACGCCGTGTCGAGCAAGCCCGAAATAGCCCAGCTGCTGAACACCAAGCCGAACATGTACATGAACGGTAAAGACTTCTTGACGAAGATCAGGAACTGGCTGGAGGTAAAAAACACAGCATTTATTTATATAAACCGCGAACCTTTGACAGCGAAGGTGCTGGGATTCTATCCGGTGCCGTATGAGAGCTTCGAGGGCATAGAGGCAGAGGGTGAGCTTTTTATAAAGTTCTACTTTGCAGGAAATAGCGAGAGACAGCTTATTCTGCCGTGGGCAGACCTGGCGGTCATGAGGAAGGATTATTATACAAGCGACATCTGGGGCGACGATAACGGCGCGATACTCGAGAAGTTGGACATCATAAACACCGCAGACCAGGGCGTCGCAAATGCAGTCAAGAGCACCGCAAACCTTCGCGGAATACTTAAGAGCACCAAGGCCATGCTGAAGCGCGATGACATCAAGCAACAGCAAAAAGAATTTATAGAAGACTACATGAACCTGAGCAACAACGCCGGAATTGCATCGCTTGACGCTTCCCAGGAGTTCATCCCGATAAAGATGGAGCCCATCGTTGCAGATTCCTCACTTGTAAAGGAATACCGGGACGACGTATTCCGTTATTTTGGAGTAAACGACAAGATCCTGATGTCTTCATACAACGAGGACGAGATGGAAGCCTTTTATGAGGCAAGGATCGAACCGTTCCTTGTAGCACTTGGCACGGAGCTCACCCGGAAAGTATTTAGTGACCGAGAGCTGGCGCTTAAAAATTATATAATATACGAATCCAACCGCATCGGATACGCGAGCAACAAAACAAAGCTTAACATGATCCAGCTTGTCGACCGAGGCATCCTGACACCGAACGAGCTGCGCCAGGTATTCAACCTCGCACCATACGACGGCGGTGACGAGTTCATCCGGAGGCTTGACACGATGCCGACCGGGGAGAAATCAGAGGAGGACAACGAAACATGAGCGACATTTTAGAAAAGATCAGCAAGGGCAGAGAATACCGCAAGATGGAGCTTAACATCGGCGAGCCCGACTCTTACAACGTAAGAGGATATGCAACCACATTTGACACAGCATACACGCTCTGGGATACCCCGGACTTCAGGATCGACGAGATCGTGGACGCCCACGCTTTCGACGGATGCGACATGCGGGACGTTATATTCCAGTACGACCACGAGGGGCGCGTCTTTGCCAGGACAAGCAACGACACCCTGCAGCTTACACCGGACGGACACGGCCTGCAGGTAAATGCCTATTTGGGCGGAACAGAGATCGGCCGCAACCTTTACGAAGAGATCAAGGGCGGCTATACCAGCAAGATGTCTTTCGGCTTTCATGTAGAAGCCGACGAGATAAAGGAAGAGGAAGTGGACGGCAAGACCATTTACACGAGAACGATCAAGAGCATCAACAAGCTTTATGACGTTTCCGCTGTTTCACTTCCGGCAAACGACGGGACGGAGATATCAGCCCGCAGCTTGAGGGACGGAGCGATCGCCAAGCTGGAAGCGGAGCGACTTTTAAAGGC